TTATTTTTAATTTTGGATTTTTTCCAATCATCCATGCCGGGAGTAAGTATGAGGCAAACTCCGACTTTGTATGTCTTGGCGGCATGTTTATGATTAGACGTTTAATTTTCCCGCTAGCGAGATCATTAAATTTTTTATTAATAATTTTGTGATGAGAACCCTGTATAAATTCAGGCCAAACGTATTTTACAAAACTTAAAAAATTTTTTGTAATATTTGGACGAGCCTCATCCAATGCTACACTTCTTTCAAGTTCTATTAGTTTAGCACTTTCTTCCGGGGTCAAACCCTCAAATTTTTTTTCTAAAATTTTTTCCTCTGGCATATCAAAAATATGTTTTCAAAAGTTATACCTTAACCGTCTGAATTAAGCAATATAGTGTAGGTCTGGGACCCCTTTTTGTTTTTTGGGGGGTTGGGTCTTTGTTTTTAGTTTGGATTGTTGCCTGGGCCTGGTACCTCTATTGATCTGGGGTGGGCCCGCCCGCGCTCCTCATAGTTGCGCGAGCTATGCAGTTTTTGCATATAGTTTCTGGGATTATCCTATGCAGAAACTGCATAGGATATTATGGGTTATTTTTGCATTATAGTTTTCCTTGTTGCTTGATATGGTACTCGTTGATAGTCAGTTCCTTGAGCATTCCATTCGTATCTATGGCTCTCGTATTTTTCTGTTTCAACTTTTATCGGTGTTTCAAGTGCCTCGCGTCTTGGTGCGATATTAATTATTTCTTGTGTATGTTTAGCGACATAATCCATTAAACATCTGTGATTACAAAAGTAATCCCAAATATGTCCACCACCATTTCCAAACATACTTTTGCCTTGACTGGATTTTATCTTAACAGTTCTTAATACTTTGTTATCGCCACTGCCACGAATTCTTGATTGTGTTTCAATCTCGTGGCAGTTAGAACCGTGGCACCAATTATAGTCGCTCATACTACTGCCTTAATTGTCATTAGTTCAGTAGCCATTCGCCAACCATTCTGGTCTAAATCCCAATAAACAAAACAGACTTTGCCATTCTTGGAAACAAAAGCCTTGCCAGTCGTGAACATATCATCTGGCTTTGTCCATTGTCCATTTCTTGTAATAAACTTTTTGTGCTTACTTGCCCAATAAGTGATTACAAATTTTTCTGGAATTGATGTTAAGTTAGTTTCGTTTAACTCTACTATATTTTCTTTTGTCATTTTTTCCTTTCTGTTATATCTGGGATTTTATAGTAATCCCAGATATAAGTCAAGTGTTAATTTACACTTTGTTGATTATTTTTTTCGTATAATAACCTCGCTTTTATCTTATCTGCTCTTGATACATTCTTGTTTTTCATACCCTTAATTCTTTCTGCAAGATTTTTAGGATTATAAATTACAAGACCAGTTGAGTTAGTTCGGATTATTTCGTGGTCAGTAATATTTAAACCAAGTTCAGTACAAAGTTCTAGTGCCTCGTCTAAATATTTATAACCTTTTAAACCAACTTTGATTTCTTTCATCTGATCTAAAACAGACTTAATCCAATTTCTATGTGCAATAACAAATTGACCTTTTGCTTGTTTCCAAGAAATTAAAAAATTAAATTCCTCTTTTGAACAAGCAATAGACCTATCTCTACAATAGTTCCTACCAATTAAGTCTAATTGATATTTTTCATTCCATTCTTTGCCATAGCCAGTTTCGTCGTTGCCAAGATATTTATTGTTTGCGTCAGTATATTTTGTTTTGTGTGGGTTGTTATCTTTACCCTCTTGCTCAATCAAAATATCTGGATTACAATTATCTTGTGCTTTTAGTTCATCACGAAACAAAGCATATCCATATTCATTATCTCTTGAATAGGAAGAATTGTTTTCAGTATCTATTGAACCATTTAAACGAAAGTCAAAATGTTTTTCTATGGCTTTCTCTCTCATAACTGGGTTATTGTCATAATCTCGTTCCTCAACTTCGCCCATATAATGAAAATGAAAACAACTATCTTTTGCGATAGTGTCAACATTTTCAAACTTGTTTTGTAGATGATATGCCATTTTAACATCTTGGTCAGTATAATGACGTCTTACTATTTTTTCTGCAACAGACCAAGCTTTGTCATTAAGATCAATTTGTTGCCCTTTCAGTTCATCATACTTTTGTTTTTCTTGAGTATCCTCTTGTTCAAGATGAACCCTCATTCTACTGGCTATCTTGTTTCGGTACTCGGTATTTAGTCTTATTCTACTCATATTGTCCTTTCTGTTATTTGTTTGCATAATTTGAAAATTAACACTTGACAATAGGATTGTCAAGTAATATATAGTATTTTATATTTATTTATAAAAACTTAAATATAACATTTATAGCTAATCTGGGTGTTGTGCCAGTGTGGTCAACCCCAGATTGCAGAAAGGAAAAAATGAGTACAAGAAGTAATATCGTTATTGAGTTGCCTGATAAAAAGGTAAAATCAATATATGTCCATTGTGATGGCTACCCTTATGGGATAGGAAAAATCTTGATGGAAAATTACAACTCTTACGAGAAAGCTATTAAATTATTTGATTATGGAGACGCCAGTTATTTAGGCGATACCCTTGATCAATGTAGCTTTTATCATAGAGATTGGAACAGGAAACTTGATAAAGCAAGAACCCATAGAGATGAGTGGTTATATATGAGAAATATGGGTGGCGATTGTTTTATTGAGTATATCTATATTTTCAAAAATGACGAATGGCACGTTTGCGAATTAAAGCGAATGGATACTGAAAACGGCTACGAGGACAGTGTTTGGTATCATAGCAAATTTGAATTGTTATCTGAAAATAAAGATTACATCAAATACAAAGATAAACACGAAAAACACGCAGAAGTTAATATGATTAGTGGATTACAAAAAATATTAGAATCTGCAACGAAAGGAACAGGCGCAAGTTTCACAGTCCAAAGTATGACTGAGGGTGCGCCAAAAAAGAATTAATTTAGTTTAGAGTCATTCTAAATTAATCGGTTGTGTTTGCACATCTTAACGACGGGTGTGCAACCATAACTAGAATTTGGGCGCGATAGGTGAGGGTAGAACCTCTATAGTTTAGGTCGCGAGCGAAGTCACGCAGGCAACGAGTGTAGCTACGGACGTTGTCCGCCTACGCACCAGCGCCCAAGCTACAAGCTTCCTAACTGTTAGGGCGCTATTACTGCCTGGATGTATACGGTCCATGGTGGGAAGAGCGCCCGGCTTATTTTTTTTTTTTGGGTGGGCCCGCCCGGGCTCCTCATGAAGTGGGGGCGCAAGCTCTCAAGCTTGACAATGGTTCTGGGATAATGTAGGATGGATTTAGAAAGGATAACATATGAAAGACAATAAAGACTATACAAGACGTAACAGGTTCAACGGTGAGACTATTGAGCTAACAAAAGAAGAAGCGGAGAAGCATGATAAGATCTTTTATCATGAAGCGCTGGCCACGCTCGAGGATGAGAAGCTAGGGACCGGGGCCAGCAAACACTGGCAGGAGATGCGAAAGCTCCTGGACTGGTTTATGAAAAATAATGCCAAAGCTTATATGGTTTTACTTGATTAAAGAATTCCGGGGCCACTTGCAAGGTAGCTACAGCCCCGGATACTCAGGCCGCGCCGCCGCCGCTAGAACACAGACAGTCTGGCGGCCTGGGGCTCAAGCTCACAAGCTTGACAGGTCCCAAGCTCTGGGATATTATAAGATTTAAAAAGGAGAAATTATGTTAATAAAAGAAGCACACAAAATCACCGGCGGGCTGTCGAAGCCGTCGAAGATGCCTGGACCGGCTTACAACCTGCCAGCTGCTGCATGTATTACCGGCGCCAAACTGGTGAAGGTCCCTGGCAGCGTCTGCGCTGGCTGTTATGCATTGAAGGGCCGGTACAGGTTCAGGAACGTCCAGGACGCATTACAACGAAGGCTGCAAGCGTTAACGGACCCGCGATGGGTTCAGGCCATGACTGTCTTAATTAAGCCACATAAATGGTTTAGATGGCATGACTCAGGAGACATTCAAAGTTTGGAACATTTACAAAATATTTTTAGAGTCTGCAGGGCAACACCGGAGACACAGCACTGGATGCCAACGCGAGAAGCTCAGATCCTGAAACGTGTTAAAGTAAACGAAGTCCCACGTAATCTAATCATCAGGAAGTCTTCACATATGATTGACCAGGGCCCCGTACACTTTTGGCCATGGACCAGCACTGTCACAACAGATGGCAATCACAGCTGCCCGGCCCAGGAGCAAGGGAACGAGTGCAAAGACTGTAGACAGTGTTGGGACCGGGAGACCAGGAACGTTGCATATCCGAAGCACTAACGTGAAACAAATTATGCAGCCGCTGTATTGGAATCCGGCCAGGATCAAAGAGCTCAAGCAACGAGGCTACAAGCTTCGAACCATGACGCTCAAGCAAGCGAACAGGGAGGCTACAAGCTCTCAAGCAGATGGACCGAGTCCTCAAGCCCACAAGCCAAAGGCTCAAGCTTCAAGCCGAAGTTATGTAAAGCCATTATCCCCGAGCCAGGGTACAAGCAAACCTTCCCCTTATCCAGGGTGCAAGCAACAAGAATAAATGTATTCTTAGGATGCTTCACGTGGAAGCTAATCTGGTGAGGTGAAAATCTAATTTTATTAACAGATGTAAACTTTAGTTCTACTGTAAAAAAGTTGCCACTAGGAGCATAGCCCAGTAGATCGGGAGTACCGAGTAAACTACGATTTTCAAGTCTATTCCACTTAATTTTAGTTTTAATTTTTTTAAGCTCACGCCACAAATCCTTCTCTAGTTTAATCAAGTTAACCTCACTAGAGTTTGCCAATTATTTTTGGCATCTTCCAAGTACCGCTTAGCTTAATTCCTTTTAGGTTTAATATGTGCGTGTCTCTATCACCAATCATTCTAGATTCCAAGAGCTGAATTTCATACACGTCTAATTTGTCGCCATTAGGCATTTCAATCTGGACCCTAGCATTTTTGGCTGCTTCAGACTTTAGGAATTTATCTAAATACTGTCGTAGTTCTTTCGCTTTCATGTATTGTGTTTATATAAGATTTTATGTATAAAGCAAGTATGAGTCAAGAACTTGTCAAAAAGAAGGCAGACGTACCTGTAGATCTTACTGAAATGCAACGTAGATTTGTAGACTATTTGGTCTATAATGAAGGTCGAACTACACATACAGATGCCGCCCTTAAAGCAGGATATGCCCCAAAGTCTGCAACCCAAGAAGCATCAAGACTAATGAGAAACCCAAAAGTGCAGGCATATTATCAAAAGAAATCCAATGAAGTGAACCGGGCATTTACTGTAACCAAAGGTAATTATGTAAGAAGACAACAAGTATTGTCACAAAAATTAGTAGATGAAGGAAAGGTGGATAAGGCATTAGGATTTGAAAACCTTATTGGTAAAGCAACAGGGCAATTTATTGAAACACATATTCATGGTAACCTTAACGACCTCACAAAAGAAGAGAAACTTAACGAGATTAAAAGACTCAAAGAATTACAGGAAGAGAGACTTAAAATCACTAAAGGGTAACCTTTTCAAGTTTAACAATACACCCAATTGGAAATACGTTACGGTCTGAGAATAGCTCATCACCCTCTTCATAACTAGCAAAGGTCCAAATGTGTTTACGATCTTTTTTAAAAATATATGCCTGTGTTACCATAGTCGTAGGTTTAAACTTTAGGAATTCTTCTGCTGTCGAATGCCCCGCATCACCCGTGATGTCAACCCACCGGATTGTGTAAAAATAATATTTCTTATTTTTAATTACGACATGTCTGTATCTAGATTTCTTGGCTCTTCTCATGGGCTATGTATACTCCTCCTACAGATATTTATAAATATAAAAACGTGA